CGAGGAAATATTTTTACATTATAGGACATGAACCTTTAGAGCAAAGGATTTCATGTACTACTTTATTTACATTTGTATAGTCATATGTAATCATATTTTTACCTTCATTTAAAGTAGTCATAAATGAACCTGGGTTTGATGGTGTTGAAACAAAGTCCCAACATAATAATTCAAAGTCATCTTGTACTTCCATTACACCACCATTTTGTTCTAATGAACCCATTCCACGAGAAGATACACCTACTGTAACTCCACTTTTGATAAGTTCTTTAAGTATATTACCCGAAGGGGTAGGTAAAATTTCTATTTTACCCATTACATTATCTCCATCCCACCAATAGTCTGAAATTAAATGAGATACGTTTTTTAGGTTGATTACAGTAGATTCTGGGTGGTCTAATTCTCCCATTGCACGTCTTTGTTCAATAAGTTCATTATATTTATCCATCTCACGATCCCATAAACTTTTTGAATAATAACGACCGTTACCATTTTTTACCTCAGCCGTAGCTAAAATACCTTCAACTAAAAGATTTCCACTTTCTTTATTAACATTTTCAGTTAATTGAGAAGGTGATACCTTTATAGTATGAGTTTCTATTAATAGCTTTTTCATTTATGTTTATTTGTTTACAGAATAATCAGAAGTTGATTGACCTACTTTTTTAGGATCTCTTTCGCCAGCATCACCTTTTGTTGGGTTGTTTTTATCATTCCAACTTACAGCATCCATTTCATCTACTATTTCTTTTTGGGCGTATTTTGTACCACAAGATTTTTCGTAGATTCTTTCCATCTTAGCTTTTCTTCTTTCTAAATCTTTGATTTCTCTTTGCATTTGCTTCATCTTAGATTTATCAATTAATTCGCTTAGATTTTCATCTTCTTGAATTGAATTAACTCTATTTACTTTTTCAGTAATATGATCATGTAAGAAATCTAATTGAGCTTCCATTTTTACTTTTTCAGCTTCTTTTCCAATTTCAGCTAATTTAGAATCGATACTTTCTTTTTTCATTTTTTTCTTTTTATCTTTAGCAGCTTTTTTCATTGTTTCTTCCTTATCTCCGTCTCCGTCGATATCTGCAAAATCTGGTTTTGCTACTTCTGATGTAGTGTCTGAATAAGATACTGCTGTACCTTCATCTTCCATTTCATCCATTGGTAATTTTTTCTCATCTTCTTTTTCAGCCATCATTTGACGAATAATGTTACCTGATTGTGTTGCTAAAGAATTTGGGTTACCTGATGTTGCTACTTGACCTAAGGATTCTTTTACTAATTCCATAGAATCACCACCATCTTTTAGTTTTTCACTAAAACCACTTCCACCATAAGTTTCACCATCATTTTGTTGTTGTTTACCTTCTGCATATCCTAGACCTTTAACACCAAATTGGCCTTCTTTTACATAATGTAGAGGATCTTTAGCTAAATTTTTAATAACCAATTCTTTAGCTTCATCTAAAGTTAATTCTTGGTTATATTTAGTTTCTAATTGAACTCCTTTTAACAATTCTTCCCCGTTTATATTATTAATATTTTCTACTTTTGGATCGTAGTCATAATTATGAGAATCAATATTTTCTACCCCATCAGAAATTTTATATGAACCCGCTAATTTGTTGTCCATTTCATATTTCAATTTAGGATCTGCTTTTACTTTTTCTTCTTTTTCTAAAGTATTAGTTTTCATATCGTCATTAACGATAGGATCTAAAGTTCCACCTTCAGCAAGAAAATTTTCGAATTTAGTCCAAAATGGGTCTTTAGGGCTTGCCTCAATAGTATTAATTGGTTTTAATGTTACTATTTGACCTAATTCTTCGTTAATTAATTCTTTACCTTTTTTAGGAGAAAATTCCTTAGAAAGTTGTTTGAATAATTGATTTGGTGTTTGTTTCATAATTATATTATTGTTGTAATAATGTTTCTATATCATTAAAATAATCATTTAGCATATCTGTGCCTATTACGACACTAAAGCTATCTGGGTTATCTCTGTAATATTTTATTGTTTCTATTTTTCCTAGTTTAATTGCTTTTTTAATGTCAACTAATCTAGCTTCTAATTTATCAAAAGCTTCTATACGTTCCTCGTGGAATTTAGCAGCTTTAGATTCTTGTTCTTTAATATTACGATTATACATATTAAAATAATTTTTTAACATCAAGTCCTGAACCTTTTTGTACATATGTACCTTTTTTAGTTTTTGGAACTAATTTGTATTTAAATTGTTTTACGTATGCATTATCTTTTACTCCTTCTGGACCTGCTTTAGGTCCTGGGCCTAATGTTGCTCCAATATCCTCTTTTACTAGTTTTACTCTATTGCTAGGAAATCTTTTAACTGTACTACCATCAAAACGAACTGTCGTTTTATCCCCTTCTACTTTTTCAACTGATCCAGTACCATACATTTTACCATCTTTATCATAAACATGTACTAATAGTAAACCCTCACCTTCAGGTACAATTTCTTTTTGTTTTTTTACCAATTTAAAAGCATAAGGTGTATTATAAGCACCTGCACCACCTGAAGTAGATACTTCGTCTATATCCTCTTCATTCATTTTTGCTTTTTTATATTGTTCTGGGTAGTTTTTTCTAATGTGGGTTCTATAATTGTTAAATGATTTTTTAATATCATTAGCAATATTATCAATTACCTCATCTTTAGTATCACGAGATAATTTAGTAATAAATTTTCTTAACTCATCAAATTCTTTAAAAGTACTATCAAAAGCAGGTACATTTTCAACTTTCCATGAAATTGAACCAGTTTCAGGGTCTATGTCCCTTACTGTATATTTGACACCTCCACTTATTTTGGTATCTCCTACTTTAGCTTCTTTAAGTTTATATTTTTGAGCCATTTGCTATTTTTATTTCATTTACTAATTGGTAATAACGTAACAAATCAACTAAATTATTATCTCCAACTTTATCAGTTTTCTTTAATTCAGTTAAAAATTTAGATACCTCAGTAATTTTAATTTGAGTAGCTTTATCTTTAATACTTTTTATTTCTCTAACTAAAATGTTTTTTAATTCGTTAATTTTAGTATTATAGAAATTTCTTAAATCTGGTGTTGAATCTACTGAATTAATATATTCTTTAAGAATTTGTTTTTGGTCATTAGTTAAAACATCATATTTACCATTAAATTTTTCTAATAATACTTTATAGGTTAAAGTTCTTACATCTTTATCGTAAGTAGAAAATTCTTCAAGTACAGTTTGTTTAGAATCTTCTTTAATTTCCTTTTTAGTCAAATGTTCTAGTAAAGTTACCTTGTTTTCAACTAACTGAGAAGGATTAGAAATTTTAGGTGAATTAATGTTTTCAACTAAAGTATATAGTGCAGCTAATTCTTTATAATTTGTGATTTTAGAACCGAAAAAAGATTCTAAATTATAATGTTTTTTTATTTCATTAATTAAATTATATTTTTGTTTTTTTAAAGACTTTCTATTAAATTTAGTAGAGGCCTCTAATATAGTATCAATAACTAAAGTAGCTCTACCTTCAGTTACTACTTTGGATTTAATTATAGACTCATAAAGTTTATATTCTTTACCTAGGCTAGTATTAACAAAGTATTCTTTTAATATATCTATAGCAGGTGAATTACCTCCTTTTAAAGTATCTGCTGTAATTTGACGAACTAGTAATTCAAAAAGAATTCCTGTGTTTTTGTATTTTGAATGTTTAATTTTCATCTAAAAATATATTTATTATAAATATGTAAAACAATTTACTTCTTTAATTGGTTTTCATCTAATAATGAGGTATCATCTTTATCTTCCTCAAATACTAATTGTTTTTTACTAGGTTGTGGTAAATTTTTAAACATATCCTTATTTCTTAAATAAGTTGTTTTAGCAGATTCTAAAGCAAGTGCGCTACCTCCTTTAAATTTATTCTTAATAGAATTAGAATCATTTTTATCTGTATCTTTCATACGTTTAACACCTAATCTATCTTTACCAAAATTATCACCTTGTGTGTTACGCTTTACATTTGTTTCTTTTGGTCTACCTAATTTAGGATCGTCAGCAGCATATTCTTCTGGTTTAGGTACAGCACCTGGGTCTGTATACATTCTTCCACTACCATATAGGGAAGCTAAATCATGAGGTGTACCATAAGATTTACCAGTTTCAACTGGGTCATTACCTTCTGCTTGTATTTGGTCAATTCTAAATTTACGTTTAGCATCTTCTCTAGATAAATCTCTATATTCATCATATTGGTCTTCACTAAAGTGATAAACATTATCGTAAATCCAATCAGATGGGACTAATCCTTGTTCTAATAGTTGGGCAGATAGTTCAGTTTTAGCTTTAAGTAATTCAATTTTCTCTTGTTCTAAAATAATTGATGGACTAGCCATATTTAGAGTAAAATTAGTTAAAGTTTCATCTGTGTATCCTTGGGTATATAAATGAACTAATGCAATTTTATTTAATTCAGATAATATAATTCTTTGTATTCTTTCAATTGTACGAGCAAATCTAATATCTTGTTGAGCCAATGTAGCTTTACCTTCAATTCCTTCTTCATATCCTAAGAATGCTTTAGGTATTTTAAGGGCGGCAAATAATTTACCTCTTAGATATTCTACATCTTGAATACCATCGTATTGTAATCCAGGTGTTGTTTCTATCTTAGTAGTTGCATCATTTCCTCTGATAGGGATATAAAAATCCTCCATCATGTTTTGCATGTTATATTTTAGATTATAATCCCCAGTTTTATTATCTTGGAATGGGGTACGTTTAAGTTGAGAGATTGTTTTCTGCATAAACGTTTCTATCTCATTTGGTGGTATAGAACCAACATTCATATAAAAAATACGCTTTTCAGGTGCACGAGCAATTCTATGGATTAACATTGCATCTTCCATTAAAACATACTGTTTAAATAATTTTCTAGCTGGTTCAATATATGCTCTACCATATGGAAGATAATTAACATCTGATATTAATCTGAAATGAGCCATTTCATAATTATCAAAGAATATACCATTTTCATTTTCTAAATTTCCACCTCCAGCTCCTGGTACTGGATACATTCCTGAACTTAAATTGTCCATTCCATCAGGTGTATATCTATATCTTATTGAAGATGGGTTTTTAGGGTCGTATGCTTCTTGTCTTTCAATGTGGTATGCTGTGTAAGGGATAACATTGTATACTCCATATTTTTCAGCTATTTCTAATTTCAAAAAGAAATCACCATATTTACACATTTGGCGAATCCACATCCAAAGATTAAACTCAATATTTAAAACATCATAAAATAAATTATATAATATTTTTTGGATATCTTCGTTAGCACTTCTAATTTGAACTACTTCACCCATATCATTTTTTAGGGTTG